TTGGGGCAAAAATAAAAAGCCCCGCAAATGCAGGGCTTATCGGTCAGCTTTTGTTGAGGTAGTTGTATGCCATCCGGCTGACCCCATCTTCGGTATATCCTTTTCCCAGAACTCCGGCAACTTCGGCCCATGAGTAGCAGCGGATAAACCGCAGTCTGAAAACCAGATACATCCGAGCATCCACAATGCTCTTGCAGTAGGCCTCGACTTTGGGCTTTTCCTGCGCTGCCAGCTCTTCCAGCCAGCGGATGCGCTCGTCCATGTCGGCCAACTCTACAGCCAGATCTCCGACTTTATCCCGGACACCCGGCGTGTGGGGCATCCCGGTCAGTTGTGGGGAGGCGGGAGTGATTCTTTGTCGCAGTCGCTCCAAGGCTTCACGGTCTTTTTCGAGGGTCATCTGAATGTCATAGTACTTGGACAATTCCTGTAATGTCACAACCTACCTCCGTCATAATTCAGCTACCGTCTTGCGGCGGCGCCTCTATTATTTTATCACATTTTGCTGTCGGAAGGTAGACCGGAAGTCCACAAATTATGTGGTCTGCACCAATTTTGCACAGGCCGGGCACAGTATAGGTCTGGCCCTGGGCATCGGTGCGCTGGATGGCCGGGTTAAGGGGTATGTAGTTCTCACAAGACAGGCAGCTCATTCTTCCACCCTCTCGATTTTCGGGTACGGTTCCCGGCCCAAAGGGACAGGCCCATGAGAGCGATATGTGGTGCCGGGCACCTCTTTTTTATCCTCTGGTGCATCAAGCCACTGCTGGTGCTCGATGGCGTGGACGAGGTCAATGCACGTTCCCCATGCTTCATGCTGCCGCTCCCGATTGCCGAACGGAGGAAACGCCATCTGGTAGCCCAGATTGAATATTTTCTCAACGCTCCGGCTACGCTCATTGTACACGCCGAACTTGTACTGGTCCTCATACAGCTTGTTGCGGTCTTTTCCCTCATAAACGAGGTCTTCGGAAAGGGCTTCAAACTGGCCCATGCGGATCCGCATATATTCCTCCACGGCCAGACCGATGATGCGGAGGGATTCTTCGGAAATCTCAATTCTATACATCATTTTTGGCCTCCTTTTTCCAAAAGCCAACAGGGGCCGGATTCTCCATCCAGTGGGTGACGCGGCATCCAGATTCACCGCCGCCGTCATCAGGGGAAAGCAGAGCGTTTATGACCATCGAGCTGCCAAAGCCATCATACACTGTGAAAATTTTCTGCTCCGGGTTATAGGTAGCAGCAGCGGTGAACTCTTCCTCGTTCAGTGTCGGCTCTGGCTGGTTCCAAAGGCCTGTCCAGCCCTCACTCCACCGAATGACATTCACAATGCAGCGGATAAACGGCTCGTCATCTTCAAACTCCGGCAGGCGGTCTTTGACGCTCACCCATCGTGGATCAATGTCGATGGTAGGGGCAACGCTGATTGCATCTAGTACATCGCCAAATGCATCAATAATCGCAGGACCAGTAATGGAGTTGTCATTTTCCATCTCTTTCTTGCGCCACTCGGAAATTGTATTTTGAAGTGCAGTTGCGTCAATCAGTCTTACGTCAGACATTGTTTTCCTCCTTATTGCTGTACAGCAAGTCCACTATATCTTTCTCTTCCACATAGCACCAGCTCTGGGGCGGTCGCTGCGCTTCCACAGGCCGCACACCAAACCGCGTGTTTAGCAAGCCCGTGAACGCCCGCAGCTCGCGCGGCTTGTCATAAATCTTCAGTTCGGAGATGTGCCAGCCATACAAGTCTTTCAAATCCGCATAACTCATCCCGGACTTCCATCCGGCATAGTCTTTGACTTGCGGTACTGTGAGACAGCTTCCAGAAATTGCAGACTCGATATCTTCTTTGACGACACAGTATTCAGGGCCAATGCGTCGGATGTCATCGCAGATAAATTCGCCGACAACCATTCCGTCAGCCCTGCGGTCGAATATCTTATGAGGCCTATCGTCGAAATATAAATGGTCAACGGCTTTCCAGCAGAAAAATTTCGTTCCTTTCGTGCAATATATGTAGCACTTAAAAGGTTCTTTCAACGAGACCGGTCTTGTCTTACGGATTTCCACCGTTTTCCAGCCCGAAAAGATACGGCTGCACCATTCAGGCCGGATGCTTAAAAGCACAGCTTTGCTCATTTCACCACCTCCGGCGGCTCCAGCAGCGGAGCCCAGAACTTCACAGCACCATAGGGCGTATCTGCCGCTGGGCGGCCATCCTCGATGTACCACTTGCCGTTTTCAATCCAGCCCTTCATGGTGTTCCGGCTCTCGCAGCAGACCCATACAAGTTCGCTCATGATGCAGCAGTGCTTTTCTCCCGCGTTCTCCCAGCTTTCATCGTGGACGGGCGGCAGGGTTTTGGCATCGTGCCACGATACACGACGGATAAAATCAACGACTATCTGGCTTGCTTCCCGGAGGGTCTTCGCAGCGGCTTCCTTACCCTTGAAGCCATTGTAATACTCAACCTCGGCCAGCGCGTCCAAATCCGTTGCCGGGTCAATGAGTCGGCAGGCTTCTTCTAGGGTCATTCGATGTACCTCCGTTTGTCCTTGTCCCAGTGCAGCGTGATGGGATTGCCGCACTTGCAGGGGATGGTGATTTCCAAATCCTCGATGTTGGTCTGGCCTTTGGCGTGCAGCCCGCAGCACCCACACTCAAACTCATAGTGGGCAAGCCCACATTCAAGCGAGATCGTGGCCCCGCAGCGGCAGCCGATGGACATCTGCGAAACGTGGAGGTATGTACCGAACTCCTTACCGCAGCAGGGGCAGCGCAGCCGCAGCAGCCCCCGTGCGCCGACTTCCGGCGGGCGGTTATTCCTGTTCTTCCTCATGGGAGGCTCCTTTCTGTGTCTGGAAATGAATCACTTCACGGAAAAGCAATTCGTTTTTCTGCTCTGATTCGGCCATGAAGTTGATATACTCCCGGAACAGAGCACGGTCGTGCTGCTGGCGGCTGGTTTCGCCCAGCAGCGCCCCGATGGACACGCCAACGGCCAGCAGCGCAATGTTGATGAAAAACTGGTCAGGCATCGGTATCACCCAGCACTTTCTCGATGAGGTCAAAGACCATTTCCCGGTCTTCGGTGCTCAGAAAGTCGGCAGCCACAATTTCAAATTTGAGGCGGTCTGCATATTCTTTTAAGTCGTCCATGGGTTACTCCTTTCCCAGTGCGGCGAGGATCTCGTTGCCCTTGTCCATCAGTTCATCCCGCCGTTTTTTCTGCTCAGCCTCCAGCTTTTTCATTTCCGCCTGATACTTTTTCAGGGTTCCCGGCCGGAAATTCTTGCTCTGGCCCATGCGGATTTTTGCGGCAATTTTCTTGTGCTGCTGAACGGTCTGGCGCAGTTCGGTGTCCGTGGTCAGAATCTGGTAGCGATGGTGGCAGCCGGGGCAGGTGAAATACTGCACCATGTAATCGCCGCTCCATGTACTGCGGATGCCGGCTGTCTGGATGCTGAACGGTGTGCCGCAGCGGTCACACTTTACAAGGTCGGTCATTCGCCATACTCCTTTCTGCACAGCTGGAACGCATTGCAGTGGTCATCGCAAGTTTTGCAGCACTTGTCGCATTCAGGGTGAGCAGCTTTGCACTTATCGCAGGGCGTGTCAGCCTGGCTGCCGGAACCATACACCGCAAAAAGCTGGTGGGTGCCGTCTTGCAAAGCCTTTTCATCATCGGCCATTTCGTAACCGAGTGCAGCGAGCAGTTCATAGGTGCTGTCAAGGTCATCATTTTTGCGGTGAACGAACTTGCTCGTGCCTGTCGGCCCGTTCCATTCCGTGCTCCAATAACCCTCACGACTGCTGTCCGTTGCATCAAAAGCAACCGCCAGTAGAATCTTCTCCGGCTCGGTATCGTAAGCATTGAACATTTTCAGGGCATCTTCCAGTTCCGTGTCTTCCCGAATCTGCTCATCCAGACCGATGCCGAGCAGCCGCAACACGTTTTCGTCATCCTCCATGTGCCGATATTCGGTCAGAATCGGGGTGGAATAAGCCAAGATTTCCGGCAGGTGCTTTTTGCACTCCGCGGGAGTCAAGTCCTTCACGAAGTCCCATCGCAGCTCGTACATGAGCTTCGTAACAGCGGCAAACTGTTCTCTCGCAAGCTGCTCGGTGGCTCTTGCGGCCTCCCTCGCCGAGTTGCTGGCGTCCTCGGCTTCCGTATCGCGAGGTTTGTAC